AGGTTATGCGTAAGTAAATTACTTAATAAAATCCATTACTTAGGCTCCAACTGATCCGTAAATTCCCCTCGGGTCGGTGTTCCCAAAGGAGTAACGAGCCGATGCTTTGAACTTTGCGTTCGCCGTATCGAAATCGTTGTCCATCGCAAACGAGTCTGCCTTGCGCTCAAAATACTTCATGCCGTCAGGACAATTCGTGCGGATAAACCACGCATCGGGGTCGGTCAGATAATGACTGGCCTTTGCGCCGCCGGGGAACATATTGAGATTCCGCAACGCGTTGATGTTGTTGTCGGCAGAATCACTCTGCAAAACGGATTTCAAAATACGCTCTGCTTCAAAGATTAACTCTTTCGGGATAATCAAGGTCTTCGGCAGAATAGCCACCTTCAAACCACGATCATTCACGAAACCGGCAATATCAATGACTGCCTGTTCCAAAGCCGCTTCCGAAAGGTCGCAAGCCACGGCCGGCATATTAGAGAAAGTACCTCCCCCAAAAAGGGGATGCGCTGCGCTACCAAGAACAACACCGTCACCATATGTATAACCAGCAGTGGTAAAGCGGTTATAAATATTCGCGGCAACGATCTCTTTGGTCTGGCGCATTGAAAAGGCCAACGCCTTCGCATCTTTCCGACCCAATACCGACACATCATACTGAGCATCGTCCATAGCTTCCTCGGTTATAATGAAGCCTTTGGTGTATTTCAGGTGAATGTAGCGGTTCGTGTAGGTCTGAGAAGCGGTGTCGTACAGTACACCTTCGCCCTGCCCGGTTACATCGGCAAGGCCGAAACCCATCACACCCACATCTTCTTCATATGCCTTTGTCGAAGTTTCTTTGTCAAACAACATCGTGAACTCAATCGGATACTCGTTGTAAGCATCCGAATAGAACTTATTAACTCCCGGCCAGAGAGCTTTTGCGAAACTACCTGTATTAATTGTACCCATATTCTCAGCCCTCCTTATTCAATGCCGAGTGCGCCGTTGGCGTACTGGTTAAGATTCATTTTGACTAAAAACTTACAGTATGTGCCCATTGCATTACCCGGCGTGGTGGACATACCAACTATAAGAACGCTTGCGGTTGCAGATTCGGACGGGCTGGTGATAACAGCGTTGCTAACACCCGTAGTCGTAGAACCAGTGGAAACCGTAATGGCCGCGTTAGTGCCGATGTCATCTGCCGTCCAGACAGTAGAATCACCCTGCACTTCATAAAGAGCCATCGGGTCAACTTTCACGAAAACATACTGAGCCGTGCTTGCAGTGTGATACCGAAGATCAAGATTACCCGGAATAGGTTCAAAACCAGTTACAACTCCAAGCACCACATTTCCGTTTGCCGATTTTTCGACAGCGGGTAAATCAGGCTCACCGGCATTGACATGCCCATAAGTTCCTTCCGTCTTAACAGGATCACCGACATAAAATGCGGTGGAACTGTTCGTATAAAATTTCTGGATTTTGCCAGTTACGGGAGCTTCGGAAAGACTCCCGACCGGACGAAACCCAAAAGGTTTATTTGTGTTCGCCATATTAATTACTCCTTGTTATTTTTCTTTAACAAGCCCTTCGCCGTACTCATCCTTCTTTTTCCTGTTCATCGACGCTTCTTGTTCTTTGAGGTTTTTCTCTTTGGCGGCCTGATCCTCATCGTAATACTCTTTGGGTATTTTCATCAGGTATCCGGTTTCACCGTTTCCTGTTGGAACAGTGACATTCCGTCCTACTTTGGTAGGCTTTGCCGCCGCCTCATCACCCATGTTTTCCCCACTAAGGACATGGACGTAACCTGCGTTTTTGAACTTCGTTACCCGTCCGGGCTTTGATTTGTAATCGACAACAACCCGATACTGATAGTTGGGGTCATTCGCCTCTGGATGTGTTAAGATGTTCCGTTGGTCAGCGATTGATACTCGCTTGGGCTTGCTTCTGTCAGGTCTTACACTCTCAAGTGCTTCGTCTCGTTCGCTCATGCTAATTCTCCTATCGTCTCTAAGGATTTGAAATATTCGTCATGGGACAGGATTTTATGCCGTGTCACCATCTGGTCGTAAACCCGCTTCTGCTCTGCGGATAAGCGGGTTACGGTGAACTTGTTTCCTTTGCCCTGCTCATGGGTCGGGCCTTCTACTATGGGTGGAGCTTGCTGTCGCTCCTTGTTCTTGGTAAACTTGTCGGGGAACGCTTTTTTGACGGCCTTTTCCGTCTTATCTAATGCTTCTGAAAGGCTCATCCCCTTGTCAATCTGTGTTTTATTATAGGCAACCGCAAAGTCTGCCATCTCCTTGTCGGTGTCGAACCACGGATTTTTTCCAACCCACTCCACAATCTCCGGGGGTGCTTCCTTTTTGGTTGGAATATCCGCTTTGATCTGCTTCTGTTCGTCAATCGCCTTGTCGATTTCCTCTACCTTATCGACATCACCTGTTTGGATGGCTTCCTTCTTTTGCGATTTTAAATCCGATATTCGTTTTGCCACCTCCGCTTCGACGGCCCGTTTGTGGTACGTCGCCATTGATTCGATGGTCTTTTTTAATTCTTTGACTTCTTTACTGGACTGCTTGATGCGGTCAAAGAGAGGCTCCCGTTTTAAGAACTCCTCCGCACCGATCCACGATTCCTGTATGCCTTCGTATTCCTCTTTGGGTTTCCAGCCTTTGGCTTTCGCCGCTTCCTCAAACTTGTTTACTTGGGGTTCATCTTTTTTTTGTTCTTCCGGTGGTGCTTCTTTTTTTTCTGCTTTGTTTTCTTCTTTGTTGTCCTCTGACATTTTAAACCTCCACTATGGCGCAGATGTCTTCATCGTTAAGCAATCTTAATTTCTCGTGCATAACAGGGTCTTCTATTGTGAAGCCCCCGTACTTGGCGAATGTGACTCTATCCCCGACTTTCGCCCACGGCTTCCCATCGTCAAACGCCTTCCAAGCATTCGCTCCGATAGCAACCAATGTCCCGAAAATCTGCTCATTCGCTTGTCGCTCTTTTGTTGAAACCGCTAAGTATAAACTCCCCTGCTTTTCAGAAACTTCGTCCGGTCTAACCAGAACTCTATGCCCTGCCGGTTTAATCATTCTCCGTCTCGCTTTCCTCAGGTTCTTCAACCTGAATCTCAAGTATTTTGTTCAGCCCGTAAATCTGCCCCAATAGCATTGTAGTCTGCATCGCCGTTGCTTCCACTGAGGCTCTGTTCAATGTTTGCCCCCGGATCAACTGATTCTGGTAATCCTCCCGCAGTTCCGTCAGGAGTCGGTAAACCTTCACCGTTACCGGGTTCAGCTTCCACAGGTTGAACTCCTCCCTGTTGAGTGGTTCCTGTATCTCCATTTTCCTTTTCCTTTCCGGCCTTCGCCCTTAGTTCATTTGCTTTCTCTGATGCCTGTGCGTTTGCCATTGCCGCATAGGAATCAATCTGGATTCCCGCTTCTTTCGCTTCGGCTTCGGCTATGTTCTTAATGGCTCTGGTGTTGATTTCCTTGATTTGAGCTAACAGGTATTCAATTTTGACTTCCATCTCAACCTGCGCCATATTTGCTTTTCGAGATTCGATTTCCAGTTTGGCTTTGTTGTTGATAATTTCGTTTTGAATCTTAATAAGGTCGGGGTTAGGCGGTTCCTGTGAATTAACCAGTTGTTCCACTTCTTTTGGAGGTAGGAACTGCTCAACATCAGGAACGCCAATGGCTTCGTAGTAGTATCTCAGGATACCTATTTTACCGCCCTTGGTCGGGTTGTATTGCAGCGAGTTCAACATGGCTTGCGCCCTTGCCAATCTCTGCGCTTCGGAAGAAATGGTCGGGTCGGCAACGGGAACAATGTCTAAATCATTGGCGGCGTAGTCGGATTGAAACACCGCCATCTGGTCGTCCAGAACACGGATGTACTCGGTGTCGTCCATGTAAAGACGATTCAATCGGTAGAGTTTCTTGTATTCTAATTTCAGGGAACGGAAGACTCTCTTGTAAATAGAAGTAAAGACCTTCAACCCCTGCTCAATCATCGCCAGAACGGTAGTGGCTGGTGTATTCTGTCCGGGGGTTTCACCTGTCATCGTTTCGGAAACTGCCGCCAGCTTCATGCCCGTTTCAGTCAACAGCCCTAAGAGTTGGAATAAGACGGGCGACGGATCACGAACAGGTAAGGGAAAGATGTTGTCTTTCAGTATAGAACCGGGAACGTCAATCGGTATCCATTCATTCGGTTTTACCCGTAGAACACCGCCCTTGAGACGCACTCCCGAACCGATAAAACCACTTTGGCAGTTAGCCAAATGCCCCGAATCCAGAAGTTGATTAATGGTGACATTGATGGTTTCGTTGATCGGGCCAAGCAAGTGAGCAAAACCCATCTTGTAGTAATTTCCGGCGGGGTCAGGCAAAAACCCGAAGTCCGTATAATAATCGACTGGGGTTATTTTCTTTACTTTGCCATTTTCTTCTTCAAACCCGTCCAAATCGTAACTGGCTACGATCCGGCAAACCTTCTGTGATTCTTCGTGAACAGTGACAATATACGGTTCTTCATACCCGTCATCATCCAAATCTAACCAGCGATGTTGTTCCAAGAACAATTCGGCTTTGTCTTCCTCATCGTTCTGCTGCATGGATTCGTTGATTTTCTCAACGTAGATTCCCGCCCTCTCCCGTTCAATAACTTCGTTCTTATAGAGATTGATTTTTTCCGTGATGCGCCTGGCGGTCTTGAGGTCAGTAATTTTCTGATTGACGACAAGGTTCTCAGGGGAAATGCCTATTGACCGATTTCTCCGAAGGAGCGTGTCGTAGTAGGTTTTCCGAAAATACATCCCGACAACAGGCAAGGCAGTTAAAAGCTGGTCGGTATCAGACTCCCATTCTTCCATTTGCTCAAGGAGTTGGTAACTCATGTGCATCCCGACACGCTTGGCTCGTGCTTCCTTGTCCAAAGTGGGCTTGCCGACCATCTGTGCCTTAACGACATCTGTACCTTGAATGATCTGAGGATAGGCTCTGGCTGCGAATTGAATAGCTGCGGTAGCAATGAGGGGATATTTGATATTGGCGGCCCCGGCCCAAGGATAGGACTTCTTTTCAGACACCTGACGGGCGATTTTCAACCCTTCCTGTGTTAATTTCCACCAATCCTTGCGGGAATCTTCGTCAATGTTATAGCCAAAACAAACCTTGCGCCCGATTTCTGCCAGTTTGGTTTCATCGAGTTGGTCTGCAATGTTGATTTTGTCGATGTTTTCTTGAAGCCCTGTTATGCTTTTATCCAAAATAAAAAGCCCCCATTCTGTGTTGCATGGAGGCTTTTCAGCGTGCATGTATGAATCGTAACTCTATTGAGCAGCTAAACTTTTAATCAGTCCTACAATGTGCCTGTATATCTCAGGGTGTTTGATTTTAATGTGTTCAAGCATTTTAACAATATCTTCCATCAATACCCACCACACACAGACCGCCCGGTTTCATCCATGGGTGTTTCTTCCTGTTCCGAATCCACATCGTAATGGTGATGGAAATGATACCCTTTCAGCATGTCATAAACGTAGGCGATTCCATCCAGTATATCGACATGATAAAACGGGAATTTATCCATTTCCTCTCTTATCGCATCTATATAATACTCTGGAATATCCGTTGAATAAAAAATCTTCCC